AAAGGCGTTGAATACACCGTAGCTCTGAAGGCAATTATCTCAGATAACTCATAAGGAGTAAACTAAAATGGCAACTGACCCACGTTATATGTCTTTTGACCACCAGTACGTTGAAACTGTGCAGACAACAGCCGCTGTTGAAGCTCACAGATTCGTAAAGCGTAATGGTGCTTATCCCGCTGCCGGCGCTTATGCTGCTGGTGTTAGCGTTTATGCTGCCCCTGGCCAAGGTGAACTCACCGCTAAGGGCTATCAGGTTGATGACGGATCCACCCTCGTTTACGAAGGTCAACTCAATCCTTCCACAACCCCTTTCAAAACTAGCGTATTCCCTTACCAAGGCCTTCTTTCAATCGTTACCTCCGGTATCGTAATTGTTGAAGTCGATGCCGCTTCTGCCGCTTTTGGTGTAGATGACGCTGTGTATGCTACTGCTACTGGAACCGCTTCTAAGACCGCCGGTGCTGGCGTTGTTCTTGGTCGTGCTCTTGACACATCTGTGAATGCTACTGCAGGTCAGTACATTCGTGTCAAGCTCGGTAACGAAGCTGGCGCTTGATAGATACTTAAAGGAGAGTAATTAACTATGATGAATCTAGATCAGGTCCGCGTAATTGACCCAATTCTTACGCAACTCGCCCAAGGCTACAAAAATGCTGAAGGCGTAGCTACATTTTTCGCTCCCTCGGTATCTATGAATACCAGAGCTGGACGCACACTCGTTTTTGGTAAGGAGGCTTTTGCGGCTCAGTCGTTCCTCCGCGCTCCTGGAACTAACATCCAGAAGATCCAGAACGAATTCGGAACCCGTTCGTTCGCTCTCCGTCAGGAAGCGATCAGCTGGGAAATCGCCGAAGAAGTCGCTGCTGAAGCCAAGAACGGCGCTGCTCAAATTGACCTTCGTCAGTTTGCTGCTAAGGACGCTGCCAACCGCCTCATGCAGTCTTGGGAAGTTCAGGTTGCTACTATTGTAACCGATTCTACCCAGTATGAGACTGGTAATGTTCTTGATCTTTCTACCTATAATGGTGGTGCTGATCAGTTCAATAGCCCAACTGCTGACGTTGAGGTCCTCATGGACGACGCCAAAGAGCAAGTTCGCTCTCAGATCGGTGTCTATCCTAACAAGATGGTTATCTCACCTGACGCCTTTAACGCCCTCAAGCGTAACAAGCGTATTCGTGACTTCATGCAGCGCGGTGTTCTCGTTGATGAGAAGACCCTCGCTCAGATCTTTGGTCTTGACGAGATCCGCGTAGCACGTCGTCTTAAGCTTGCTGCTGATGGTACTCTTGAGAATATCTACAACAACGTTGCTGTTCTCTTCTACCATCCTTCAGGAGCTACCGATGGCTTCATGCCTGCTCTTGATGCCAACTATGGCAACCCTGCTTTCGCCTATACCTATACCCTCAGTGGCTATCCTATCGCCACTCCTGAGCGCTTCAACATCGAGCGCAGAGTATTCACCGGCGACATCCTTGTTGAGCGTAGCTTCGAGCTCGTTGGCATGGGTGAAAATGGCAAGTGTGGTTCTGGTTTCATCTTCAACAATCCTGTTGCCTGAGCCTAATCACTATAATCTCTTTGAGGCCTTCGGGCCTCTTTTTTTTTATGGTGATAAGAAAAAATCTACCTTAGCTTTGAGTTCGTGAAGTTTTGCGATATTTACTTCATAAATTCTATTGCTTAGTGGATCATTATTATCTCCAAAGAGTGTCTCTAACTGTACCTCAAGATGGACCGTTGAGTTTAAATACTCATCGAGTTTATCGGAGATTTGACGGACAATCTTAGGATCCGAATCATAGATATCTGAAACTGCTTTTTTAAGATAAGATACAGTTCTTCTAATTACGAATGTATCTGTTCTTATATTCCTATTTAAGGCTAATTCTAAGGACTTAAGATAGGCGCTATGTAGACTCATACGCATAATTATACCATAGTTTAAAGTTCTAGTAGGAATAGACTTAAATTATGCCGAATTCTCCTTATCCAGACAAGTTTGGAGTAGCGGATAATTGTAATCCGGCAACTGTGGATTACTTTATTGAGGTTTTTGGATATCAAGAAGCCGTGGAGTTGTCAAATATTGACAATCCAACAGGAAATAATATCAATTTTGATAAGATCCAAATTGCTCTTAATGATGCTGCGACGTTAATTAATAATTATATACTAACGGCCCCACCTCAAGGGAAGATTCTTATTGCTGGGTCTTATCGTCGTACCCAGGCCATCTTGGCTCGATGGTATTTAGATATTCTCCGCCCACGTCAACAAGTAATTGATGCTGCTGAACAAGCTCTTCAGCAACTCGAATTATGGGCGGCTAAAGCCTCTCCATCCACCGGACTTAAATGGCAAGAAGCATATCGCTATTGGGGCGGTGCTTGCTCAATGACTAAGAGTTCCTATAGAAGGGGTAGAAGTTTCACGGAAAATTCCACAAATCGTTGGGTTCAAAGAGAAGGCGGAAATAATCGTTTCTTCCAATTCCCACGTAAAGAAGCCATGTCCTCACCACGGACATATTCAGAAGCTCTTGATGGAAACGCACTTGGCATTGAAACAACAATGCCCGGATCGGCTCTTGATATTAATCAACTAGTAGATGCACTTGAATCCACAAGAGATCTCTCTGCGTTTACAAATACTTCAGATGCTGTTGATCCACAAGACGGAGATACACTTAACGCAATAAATACCACGGAAACTGCCGATGGTACATTTGATAATTACGACGGATTACAAACAGGAGACACGTTCTAATGGCAAATCAGACTTATGGCTATGATCCATTTAACCCCGCCGCTCCTGACGGAGCAGGATTTTACCTTGTGGCAGATGGGTCTGGTGGTGGATGTTATTATGGTTCTCAGTATGGTGTTCTTGGAGGCAGGATCGGCGTATTCCCAGATGGGAGTGAGTATAAGCAAGATGCGGCCTCTCTAAGACAATATGTAATCGAGTTGGAAGCAAATCGTAAGATCCAAGATCTTGCCAATGTGCGTTTTATTCGTAATGTAAAACCTGGAGATGCTTTGCTATATAACTACACAACAGGCTTCTGGGAACTTCAAGATTTTATTAGCGGCGGGGAATTTTAATCCATGCTCTTAGAGATTGAGAATCAACTTCATAAGAGGGTCCATGGGACTCTTGGACAGAGCGCTGTGGTGATTCGTCTTGCTGAGGAGATCGATGAGTCGGGAAGAGTTGCTGAACAGGCAATGATTATTGTCAGTTTTTCATCCAGCTCTACAAATAACCCAAATAAAGGCGCCTATATTCCTACTATTAGGAATAGAAAGCTTACTTATACTATAACTCTCATCCAGAAGCAAACCCAAAGAGAAGGACATAGTTTTTCTCTCCCAATCCTCGATCTTATTGCCGACTCTGTAACTGGATGGGTACCAGAGGTGCCGGGTCTTGAATTCCAAACCGGATTTGAATTAGAGAATGAGAGATTTGTTCAAGTTACTGATGCATCTCAGTTTATTTACGAACAAACTTATTCCGTTGAGGTTCTAGTTGCTGATGGAAGATTTTACTCTCAACCATGTGCTGCATTTGACCCCATCTCTATCGAAGACTTCTTGCCAAAACGTAAATGTCTTTTAGACCCTAATCAGAAGTTTACTGGATTGGCTGTTTGGAGACGGGTCATAAATACAGAATATACAGAGGAGTATATTGTAGAAGATCCTAGATGCCCACGAGGAATATCAGATTCTCTTGAGTTGGAATGTTCTGAGGAATTGGATGGCACAGCTACCTACGAATTTATTCCTAGAATTGCCTATTCAATAGACGATGATGGTACTCGAGTAGTAGATAATACCAAGGTAACGTCGGGTAATCTACAAAAAGTTTGGAAATGTTATAAGGGGAATGTCAATCCTTACCCAGATTGGTTTAAGTTAAAGATAGACTCTGGACTATGGAGAAATGAGGCCGGAACAGTGCCTAACTCAGATCCATTAACCTCCGCGCTCCAAGAAATCCCCTTTGGAATTAATAAAAATTACAATAGTTAAATATGGAAACTTTATTCCTCCAAGCTTTAGAACTCCAAAATAATCTCTTAGGTGCTGCTAGATTAGCACATTGGAATATTGTTGGCACAAATTTTTATCAGTTCCATCTACTCTTTGAAAAGATCTACGAGATGGTACAGGAAAAAGTAGATATTTTGGCCGAACAAGCAAGAGGTGCAAGGATTGAGATCAGAGCATCCATCTTTAACTCCGTGCCTGAACTAACATGGGCCACTGCGTCTGATCTCTGTGATGGACTTCAAAGACTTAATGGAGAATTCAGAGAAGGGCTGGAAAGACTCAGAGAAGAAGCGGAGAGTGGACGCAATTACGGAATAGTAAATATTGTAGAGGATATACTTTCCGATTGTAACACTATTGAGTATTTATTAGGTTCAGTTTTAGAAGAACTTTGATACTTTAAAGCCCCAGGCTCTTGCTCGGGGCTAACTTTGTATTCAGTTGTTAGTTATCTCATCTCCACGAGATGCAGACATTGTGTACTCCTCGTGAGAGTGGACCAAGATCGCCAAAGGACTTAGCCGATAAGTCGATGACCCTTCCGCCGACAAAAGGTCCGCGGTCGGTGATCACTGCTCTCGTGCTTCGGCCATTAGCAGTCACAGTAACAACAGTACCAAAGGGTAGCCATTTGTGAGCTGCCTGGTTTGACCATGTATCAAACCTTCGACCAGATGCAGTAATTCCACCTTGATATCCGTCCCCTAATCCATAATAACTTGCTTCTCCGCATTGTTGTCCTGCTCTTGCAGAAAGAGGGATAAGAGAAAGACTAGCCAGGGCTAGGGTAACTAAAGTTTTTTTCATGAGCTCCGATGTAATGGACACGATATTCCAGGGTCATCTTTGCAATCTGCAATTGTTTATAGATGAATTAGAGATACCATGACAACTACCCATTAAGCATGAGGATAAGTCTCAGAGGCTTGATAAATAGTTGAATTTAACTTTAAACTGAAATCAGATCTTGGAATAGAGAGGACGGTTGTCCTTAAGATTTGATACCAGAGTGTTCAGAGATATAGGCCTGAACCCACCGTTCATAATTATACCACGGGATTTGGGATAACGAGTGGTAGGCTTCCCATTCCGTTTAAGTAATGTGATATTTGGATCAGCAGATCCAACCCATCTTGCTGTTTTGCGTTTCCTCATCATGAGATAGGGTTCCTCGATAAGGAATAAGGCAAAGCCATGCTCTGCCATAAAGTACTCGTTTATTTCTTCAAATTTAGTCATTTTTGGTAAGCGTTATTAAGCCCCCAATATATAAATGCTGTAATGAGGGAAAATATAGTAAAAGTTTTAAATCCAAGATTAATCAGAGGACTTATACGAGTCCATTTTAGAGATGTTTTCATAGCCCTGTAATACTCCGCGGATAAAGTGTATTCGGCAAGTTGGCCAGTCCTCCCATTCCCCATCCCATCGAGCAGGATATACGCAGACGTAGTCTGTGATGTCATGAAGAGTTACCTTCCCATGCTTGCCATTTGGTAAAAATTTATACCTAAACAGAGCGGAAATTTTTTTCCCATCATCGACCCAGTTTGGATCCTCACCAAAGTCAAAGGCTTCACGGGTGTCAATAAGCCACAACCTCCCACTAGGATCGAGCCAATAGGTACTCATAGTGCCACCTATGCCCCTCTCCATGTCTTTTGTCTGGCACTCTACCTCGGTAAAGGGTTCTCCAAGGTCATAAGATGATCGGAAGTAATCAAACATCCCCATTAACTTCTGCCTCCTTTAAGCAATTAATTTGGGCCATAATGGCATCGATGAAGTCTTGCTCTGTCCAAGTATTCAAGACTCTTTCAAC